CCCATACGTTCCTCTCCAAATGGTTCGTGCCGTTGGTGAGAACTCCTTCCAGCCTAAGATTGGCTTTAAGACCCGTTACGGTCTTGTTGCTAACCCATTCGCAGAAGGAACCGATCAGGGTCTCGGACGCCTCAGAGTTAACGCTAACCGCTACTACAGAAGAGTAGCTGTTAAGAACCTCATGTGATCTAAATCACATAAATTATCAGGGACCCCAAAAGGGTCCCTTTTTTATTCTAAATATTTAAAAAAAAATGGCAAGAGCAACTCAGATAGAAAATAGAAATTTTCTGTCGCCAACAGGATTTAAGTTTACATTAACTAGAACTCGAAAAGTATCTTTTTTCTGCAATGAAGCAAATATTCCAGATTTAAACTTAGGTATTGCAAATCAACCAACATACCTTAAGGACATTGATATTCCTGGAGACAAAATTCAGTTTGGAGATTTTAATCTCAGATTTATTGTTGACGAAAATCTTGAAAACTATATGGAGATACAAAATTGGATGAGAGGATTGGGTTATCCAGAGTATCTTGGACAGTTTGGAGAACTTGCTGCTGAAGATACAATAAAATCAAGATTTGTACAGAAAAATCCAAACATATATTCAGATGGAACTCTTCAAGTTTTAACTAGTTCTTCCATTCCCAATTTTCAAGTAGTGTTTAAGGATATGTTCCCATACTCATTACAAACTTTAACATTTGATGCAACACAGACTGACATCCAATACTTTACCGCTGAGGTAAGTTTCAAGTATACTATGTACAATGTAACTACCCTTAGCGGAACTCCTTTATGAGTATTGATCTTGATAAAATTCAGGAAATGTGGGAAAAAGATTCGAAAGTAGATCCAGATAATTTACACACAGAATCTTTAAATATCCCTGTTCTTCATGCAAAGTATTTTGATTTATATAATACTATTTTTCTTTTGAGAAAGAAAGCAGAGCAACAGAAAAGAAATATTCGTCATGAGCGATATGAATATTTTTCAGGCAAAGCAGATCCTGAAGTATACATAGAAAATCCATTTCCAAAAAAAATTCGTGACAAAGATACGATGCAAAAGTATCTTGATGCAGATGAAAAACTTTCAACAGTATGTTTGAAGATTGATTACTACGATACAATGCTTGTTTACATTGAAAGCATTCTTAAGATGATTCAAAACAGAACATATCAAATTAAAAATGCGATTGAGTTTATGAGATTTAACTCTGGACTGGGGTAAATAAATACCTGTAGATGAATGGATCTATGTGATTGACACTACAGCAAATCTTGTTATTTCCAAGTCCAACGAAGTATTTTTAAAGATTAACACGGAACCTCATATTGAATATGAGCTAAGAGATCATTTCAAGTTTGAGGTTCCTAATGCAAAATTTATGCCCCAGTACCGTGGAAGGAATTGGAATGGGGAAATTCATTTGTTTGATATGAGGTCGAAACAAATTTATGTTGGCCTCTTAGATAAGATAGTATCCTTCTGTAAGCAATATGGATACACTTATAAGTTTGAAGATAACAAATTCTATGGAACTCCCTACGAAGAAAATGAGGAGATCACGTATGAAGGTGTTAAGGGATACATGCAATCTATTTGCTCACATACTCCACGTCAATACCAAATTGAGGGAGTACACGATGCTTTAAAGCATAATAGAAAACTTTTGATATCACCGACTGCCTCAGGAAAATCTCTGATGATTTATTCTCTCGTGAGGTATTATGTAGAAAGGCAGTTAAAAATACTTTTAGTTGTTCCAACGACCAGTTTAGTCGAACAGATGTATAAAGACTTTTTAGACTATGGTTGGGATGCTGATTCATATTGCCACCGTATCTATTCTGGTAGAGAAAAAACAAATGAGTATCCAGTTACAATCACAACTTGGCAGTCTGTATATAAACTAGAACGATCATTCTTTGAAGATTATGATGTAATTATAGGAGATGAAGCTCATTTATTCAAGAGTAAGTCACTTATTGAAATCATGACAAAACTTCATCATGCAAAGTATCGTTTTGGATTCACTGGGACACTTGATGGAACTCAAACTCATAAATGGGTTTTAGAGGGACTATTTGGCCCATCATACAAAGTCACAAAAACTGATGAGTTAATGCGACAAGGACATCTTTCTCAGTTGGATATTCAATGCCTTGTTCTAAAACACTCACCACAAAAGTTTGAAACTTATGAGGATGAGATACAATATTTAATCTCTCACGAAAAAAGAAATAACTTTATTAAAAATCTTGCATTAGATTTAAAAGGAAATACTCTTGTTCTTTTCAGCAGAGTAGAATCTCATGGTGCAATACTCTATGAAAAGATAAATACTAATAAGAGTGATGATCGTAAAGTATTTTTTGTTCATGGTGGAGTGGATGCTGAAGAGAGAGAATTGGTAAGAGAAATAACTGAGAGGGAGAACAACGCAATCATTGTTGCCTCTTATGGAACTTTTTCTACTGGTATTAACATTAAGAACCTCCATAATGTTATCTTTGCTTCACCCAGTAAATCGAGAATCCGAAATTTACAATCAATTGGAAGAGTACTTAGAAAAGGAAAAAATAAAACTAAAGCAGTCCTCTACGACATCTCTGATGATTGTACAACTAAGTCAAGAAGAAACTATACTCTAAATCATTTTATTGAAAGAATTAAAATCTATAATGAAGAAAATTTTAACTATGAAATAATCACAATACAACTTAAGACAAATGGGAATTGAAGAAGACTTTTATGCAACAGTAAAGCTTAAGACAGGAGAAGAAATCTTCTGTAAAGTTGCAGCATCAGAAGAAGAGGATAGAACTTTACTTATAGTTACTAATCCTATTATAGTTTCTGAAATCAAAGGCAGAACAGGTGTAGTTGGATATAAGTTAGAACCTTGGCTTAAGACAACAACAGAAGATATGTTCATTATCAATATAGAAGATATTTTGACAATGAGTGAATCTTCTGATATTGAAATGATAATGCTCTATCAAAATTATGTACGTCAGTCTACAAAAGATGGAAGAGAATCAAAAATTAATCGTAGAATGGGATATCTTGCTAATGTCGGTGATGCTAAAGAGATATTAGAAAAGATCTTTAAGAGTAGCTAAATTAATCTTTTTAACCCCGACAAAGGTTATTGTACAGGGTTTTGAATACCTTGTCAAGCATTTATATAAGTGGTATAATTTATACATAATAATGATAAAAACTTATGATAACTACAGCAGTTATGACCAAGAGAAGAAGGTCAGAGCACTACGTCAACAATAAAGAGTTTCTTGCTGCTCTTATTAAGTACCGTGAAGACAAAGAAATCGCAGAGATTCAAGGAAAACCAAAACCTCCTATTCCTCGCTACATCGGAGAGTGTTTCCTGAAGATTGCCAATCACCTTTCCTTTAAGCCAAACTTCGTGAACTACATGTTTAAGGAAGACATGATTTCGGATGGTATTGAAAACTGTGTGCAGTACATCCACAACTTCAATCCAGAGAAGTCTCAAAATCCTTTCGCATACTTCACTCAAATCATTCACTACGCTTTTCTTCGTCGTATTCAAAGAGAGAAGCGTCAGTTAGAAATCAAGAACAAAATCCTTGAGCGTTCTGGATACTCTGAGGTATTTGAGGACAACAACCTTGACGGATCCAACTATAGCGACTACAATAGTATCAAGGATAATATTCACTCAAAACTCCGCTATTGAATGAAAGTCGCAATCATTACAGATACTCATTACGGTGCCCGAAAAAACTCAAAGTTGTTTCACGATTATTTTTTAAAATTTTATAACGATATATTTTTTCCAACACTCGAAGAGTATGGAATTAATAAAGTTATTCATTTAGGAGATGCTTTTGATAGTCGTAAGGGTATTGATTTTTCTGCCTTATCTTGGGCAAAAAATAATATTTTTGATCGATTTCAAGAAATGAGTATTGATGTCCATTTAATTACCGGTAATCACGATTGCTATTACAAAAATACAAATAATGTAAACGCAGTTGATCTTCTTCTGCGTGAGTATAATAATGTGACCGTATATTCAGAACCAACTGAAGTGATGTTGGGCAAACTTCCAACACTTTTTATTCCATGGATTAATCAAGAAAATGAAGCAAACACTCTTAAACTTATTGAAAAGACAACTTGCCCGTGCGCGATGGGGCACCTTGAACTCCAAGGATTTAGAGTTAATAAACAAATCGTCATGGAGCATGGTCTGGAGGGCAAACTATTTGACAAGTTCTCCAGGGTCTACTCGGGACACTATCACACTCGATCAGACAACGGAACGGTCTTCTATCTAGGAAATCCTTATGAAATGTTCTGGAATGATGTGAATGATAAAAGAGGATTTCATATCTTTGATACTGAAACAATCACTCATGAATCTGTAAACAATCCATATAGACTGTTTTACAACATTTATTATGAGGATACTAACTATCAAACTTTTGATACTCGTGAATATGAGAACAAGATTGTAAGAATCATTGTTCGCAAAAAAACAGATACTAAAAAGTTTGAAAAGTTTGTTGATAAACTTTATGCTTCTAATATAGCAGAACTCAAAATTGTAGAAAACTTTACGATTAAAGAATCTGAAGAATTTGAAGCCTTTGAGTCTGAAGATACTCTTTCTATTTTGAATAGATATATTGAGGAGGCAGAAATCAATCTTGATAAGTCAATCGTTCAAAAAATGATTCAAGAAATTTATCAGGAGGCATGTGAACTAATCTAATATGTTTATTCTAACTATCAATGGAAAAGAAACTGAAGGTGCTTATTCCGTGATGGATGATGATGGGGATCAGATTCTCTATCTATTTGAAGAGGAAGATGATGCTGTCAGATATGCTTTAATGTTAGAAGATAATGGGTTTCCTGAGATGCATGTAATAGAGATAGAAGATGATATAATGATAAAGACTTGCGAAATGCATGATTATAGGTATACTATTATTACTCCAAATGACATTGTGATTCCTCCTGACATTCAACATGATTTTATTTAAAACTATTCGTTGGAAAAACTTTTTAAGCACTGGTAATCAGTATACTGAAGTTGACTTTACAAAAAACAGAACCAATCTGATTATTGGTACAAACGGAGCAGGTAAGAGCACGGTTCTTGATGCTCTAACTTTTTCTTTGTTTGGAAAACCTTTTCGCAAAATCAATAAACCTCAACTTATCAATTCTGCGAATGAAAAGGATTGTAAGGTTGAGGTTGAGTTTTCTATTGGCAATGTTGAATGGAAAGTGCTTAGAGGGATCAAACCAGCAGTCTTTGAAATTTGGAGAAATGATGCGGCCTTAGATCAGTCTGCAGCAGTTCTTGATCAACAAAAGTGGTTGGAGCAAAATGTTCTTAAGATGAACTATAAGTCCTTTACTCAGATTGTGATTCTCGGTAGTAGCACTTTTGTTCCTTTTATGCAACTTTCTGCTGCTCATCGTAGAGAAGTGATTGAAGATTTGCTTGATATCAAAATCTTTTCTTCAATGAATACTCTTATCAAAGAAAAAATTCGCTCAGCAAAAGAAGAGATTAAAGTTCTTGAGTTGAAAAAGGAATCTCTTCTTGATAAAGTCAAGATGCAACAAGAGTTCATTGAAGAACTTGAGAATCGTGGTAAAGAAAACATTAAAGAGAAAGAAGAAAAAATTTCGCAACTTCTTTTTGAAGAAAATAACTGGATGAATGTTAACGAAGATAAAAATAAAGAGGTTGATCAACTTCAAAAGTATTTGGAGAAGTACACGGGAGCAACAGATAAACTTCGTAAGTTAGGAAATCTTAAAGGTAAGATTTCGCAAAAAGTATCTATCATTACTAAAGAACATAAGTTTTTTACAGAGAATACGGTTTGTCCTACCTGTACACAGTCTATCGAAGAGGCTTTTAGAATAAATAGGATTAACGACGCTCAATCTAAGGCAAAGGAGTTGCAATCTGGTTATAAAGAACTAGAGGAGGCAATTAAAGAGGAAGAAGAGCGAGAGCGTCAATTCACCGCTCTATCGAAGGAGATCTCAAAATTAACGAATGGCATTTCTCAAAACAATACTAAGATCGCTGGATGTCAGAGACAAATCAGAGATCTTGAACATGAAATTCAAGTTCTTACCCAGAACCTTGCAAACAGAAATACTGAACATGAGAAACTAGAATCCTTCAAAGACAACCTAAAAACTACATACGACGAGCTCGCTTCTAAAAAAGACACAATTAACTATTACGACTTTTCGTATAGTTTGCTTAAAGACGGTGGAGTTAAATCCAAAATCATTAAGAAGTATCTACCGCTGATAAATCAGCAAGTTAACCGTTATCTTCAGATGATGGACTTCTATATTAACTTCACTCTTGATGAGGAATTTAACGAAACCGTCCAGTCTCCAA